GCTGCATTAGAACTTATCCAACTATTTTGAGTGGTATCAATTCCTTGAATTACTATTGTATTAGCAGATGCAGTATTTGCAACATTGAATGCTGCTTGAACGTAGCCGTTACTTACTGCTGATCTTTGAATTGTGCCATCACCAAAAGTCAGGTATGATGATGTGTTTAGGGTAATACTACTTGTAGTGACCCATGCTGTAACATCATTTGCAAGTGTTCCACCTACAACAAACACGATGTTTGCATTAGCACTTGTTGTACCAAGAATCAGATTACCTTGATAACCGCTTGTTGTTGGTCCTGCAACATACAGATAACCATCATATGGTCGATATGCTGAGAAAGTTGGATCAGAATAAGAAGGATTGTTGATACCTAAATCGATGTAGCTATTTGCATCTGTACCATCACTCGTTGTTGCAACATAGTCAACAGAACCAGTTCTACCAAAATTCTGCATATTTGTTTGCAAAAATCCTGCTGTATTACCTGAAAACTGTGCAATAACGTTAGCTAATGTAATTGCATTATTACCAACAACCAAAGAGTTATTTGAATATAAACCTGTAGCGAGTGTTGTAGCAGTTATTTTTCCAGTTGTCGGAGTACCCGATGAGAGATCAACTGCAACAAGCAAAGTATTTGCTGTATTAGAGTTAAGCTGCGGTATAGTATTTAATTCAGAAATTTTTACTGTTGACATTGTTTACCCCAATAGGATAGTTCTACCATCTTCCGTTGTTAATGTTCTACCATCTTCAGTAGTCAACTCAGCAATATATATTGTTCCGAGAGGACCATAAATTTTTACACTCGATGTACTAAATGTTCTGCTGACCGACAAGAGTGAATTTGATGTTGTTGATGTAATGGCAGTATTTACTGTGATTGTTCCAGCAACAGGATTTACACCCATTACTGCAACACCATAAGTGTTTGATCCTAATTTTACCGTATCACCAGGATACACAATATCATAAAGTGGATATGCAGTATTGCTATAGTTCTTGTTATTGACAATATCATATGCACCAGTCAGTGACAGGATATTTATCACGTTTATACCAGAGTTTGCACTCACCCAAGCAACATTAGGATATGTCAACCAAGTATTTGAAGCAACAGTGACAGTATTTAATGTTGGATTTATTGAAACAACTTCTGAACGTACATTAGGACCATTTGTAGGTGTAATTTCAATGATGCTATTTGAAAAGACTACATTAGCAAGATTTACACCTGTACCAAGACTCTTGAAGTTTATTATATTGTTGCTTTTTGTGGTGAAATCTGTAGTAATTGTAACATATGCACCTGTGCTAGGAAAATAATGTGCTAATGTTGTCCCAATATACACCGCATCGACAGAATGAAAATCATATTCGACGTTAGCTTTCAGTGCAAAACGACCTAAAACTTTCATTCCAGCAGGATGTATAAGATTTAGAAGTACATCTCTGTACTTTGCAATTTCTTTTTCTACAGTAATTTCATAAGTGTAATTATTGTATGTGTCACTCTGTAGAACATCAAATGAACTTGGCTGACCTCTTGTATTCAGATATTGCCCTTGACCAAGAGTAAGACCATTCAAAAATGTAGCAGTAGCTTTTGCTGATCCGTCACCGTAATTTCTGATACCGTTTGCATTATATGTACTATCATATGCGTAGTTTGCCATTGTCAGTGTTATCGATTTACCATTGACAAGTAACGAAGATGCTGGTACAGGATTTGAATTGTAATTATATACTCTCAGAACATATACTGATTGTGTTGGATCACTATTTGGAACCAATAAAGTTATTGAATAGACATAAGAATTATATGTTGATGTTGCATATGATGCGCCTTGATACAGTATATCTCCATTTTGTGGAAGATTTGATATTGAAACATTTTTGACAAGAATGTCTTGTACCTTCAATGATACATTCGCAGAAGAAATGTAATCTTGCCCAGGTGTTAGTAAATTGATTGTTTGGATAGCACCAGTCTGGTTCACTGAAAGAGTGAATGTGGCACCATCTCCAAGAATGCTTGGAACGCTCAAGGATGCACCAGATGCTTGTACATTTGCGGAGCTAACTGTCACATTAGGCAATGCACTGGATCTATATCCCATACCACCCAAAGGATAACTGTGTGTCGCTACAGATGATGTGTACACATAAGCCACATTTGTAATTGCGCCTGTAGCGGAAACAGTAGTTACGATTGCATTTGCACCATAACCTGAGCCACCAGTGAATACAATCTGATCATTTGCTCTATAGCCGGTTCCAGCATTTACAATCTGAATTGGTGCTAATATTCCCAGTGATGAAAGGTACGCAGTATTGATTGCAGTATTTGCATTATCAGTAGTTATCAGAGATGCTGCTGTAACTTGTGGCACTTGTGTGATACCACTACCAAAATTGGTCAAAAGTACCGATGAAATTGGATATGCATTGAATGCTATGAAACTGAATGCATTCGCTAAAGAAGCATTTACATTTGCAGAAGTATTAGCAGAGAAAAATGAATATCTGTTATTACCAATTGGTACATTTTGTGCTGCTGCAATACTGTTTACTGGCACCATTGTCACATTTGCAGTATTTGATGCTGCTGGATTTATAGATGCAACATATGCTGTTGCGGTAGTACCATTTACAATATTGATTGTTGTATTAGGGCTTAATCTGTAACCTTGACCACCATTTATTACATTGATTGCTTGAATAGAACCAGCAGTTGTTGTTCCAACGGCAGCAGTAGCTCCAATAGGATTTGAAATATTTGCATTCAACCCACCATAAATGACCACTGGATCATTTGGTTGATACAACAAACCTCTATTATTTGGATCAATATTTACTTGACCAATCTGCCCTACAACCTTTGCTCTCAATACATTACCATTGATTAATAAGTCTTGATTGTTGGTATCTTTGATTCTTACATATTCACCTGATTGAAACTGTCTCTCTATATTTGAAATGAACAGTTGTATTTTTGAATCAGATTTGGTAACATTTTCGATTGTAGCAAATGATTTAGATGTTTCACCAAAAACAATATAGTTCTTGGTGTTTAGAAAATTTGTGTCTGTTGTCGAAAGATTTAGGCTTTTTGGTACATACCAAATACCATCTGATGCTCGTAGAACTGCATCTTTAGTATTGAATAATTCAACATCAGTGCCATATAAAATTCTAAACAAGAATGCATATGATGCTGGTGTACCTTTGCTTTGATACAGTTCTTTTGCAATCTTGATTACTTTTCTTTTGTCTGCCAGTATATTTTGTGGAAAATATGACATGAAATCATTCACAAAATACTGCAAGAATTGTTCTGATGTTGTGTCAACATCAATATTCGTCAATATACTTTTTGTAACATCCAATACATTGTTTTGTTGTTCCAACCATTCATAGTATGCCTGAAGAAAAAGAACAAAATTTCCATACGCAGGATCTTCACTAATAAATTTAGGAAGTTGGTATGGAACAAGTAGCGAAGTTTTTTGATTACTTTGTATCATTTACTTAATTTTTCTTTGCATTGACGGTTACATTAACTGCCACAGAATCATAAGGATCAATTGATATGATATTATTGAACGTCGATGATATCAAAGTTGTTGTAGGTTTAACAGAAACCGTCAACTCACCTAAATCATTATCAACTGATACTGGTGAAATATTAGTCAATGTTACTACACCATTCAAGTAATCAATTGTTCCAGCACTATTTGAAAGTATGACTTTACCTTTTGTTGGATCATTGTAATAACTTCTGATAGTGCCGTATTGGCCCTGTAAGTTGACTACGACTGATGCACCAGTTCCTGAAGTATCTCCTGTAACAGGTACAACTGTTGCTATCGCTGTTGTATATCCTACACCTGCATTAGTTACGGTAATGCTGTTTAATGCTCCATTTACGATAGTTGCAGTTGCAGTGGCGCCAGTACCATCACCATCGATGACAACGCTTGGAGTGCTTGTATAATTGTATCCTTGCGTAACGATTGATATTGATTCTACACCATTAGTTGTTGTTGGCACTTCTTCAAAATATACACCAGAGATTGTATTTGCTGAATTATTTGGATTAACAATTGAAATATCAGGATATGTTGTCAATGAACTTCCATACAAACCACGTTGCAGTGGTGTGTTATAATACATGTTGTATGTAGAACTCTGATTCAATAAAGGATAAATTTTCTTTTGAATGTTGATAGTAAAATCTGAAGAAACTATAGAACTATCGGTTGAATTGATTGCACTCAACAAATCATATGAACTGAATGTTGAATTGAATGTGTTCAAATTATTCAATGAATAAGCATAAATTGAATTCTGAATTGCTGTTTGCAATGAACTTGCTGATAGATTTGTTTGTGATGTTTGATAAATTACATCTGCATTCACTTGAATGAATGTATAGTTTGGATCAATAATCGTAGGTTCTAAAGTTATCACACTGATAGGTTTGATTACCTGCTCAAGGATAAGATTCTTTTGTGCTGTTGTTAAGTTGTATGCACCTGCTGGTTTCAGTGAAATGAATACTTGCCCATAAACTGGAGGATTGTTTTCTTCTCCGCCCCAAACCGAAACAGCATCAAAAGGTATACCTAAATTGTTTTGTTGAATCGCAGTAATGTAATCATTCTTGCTTACTGCACGACCTTGGGCTGCAAAAGCCTTAGGTGCTTGAAATTTGATAGAGTCTATTGATTCTTTGTCTGTTCCCTGAGATGCTTGCTGGTAAGTGGTCACAACTTGCCCTGTACCACCAACGGAATCCATAATAACAAAGCTATTGGCTAAACCGCCGGCTGAACCTTTTGTTGAAATATAAGTTACATTGACAATATTTTGGTCAGATAATTGATTACCTAAAACACCATCTCCAAAGTATATTTGATAGTTACCATCAATAGCTTCTTGAAGGAAATATACAGTTGATGTTGAATCTAATGCAAGATAATCTGTAGTTGGAGTGTATACTTGTACACTGCTGTTTGAAATTGATTGTTGAACAGTAACATAAAGTGTAGTAGTATCAATATTTGGATCAGGAATTTCAAAGATGCAACTTGGATTTGTTGTTGTATCTACAGTAAACTTGTAAGACTGTTTTGTTCCTTGTTTGATCTCTATTGCATTGAAATTTGCTTGCCCATTGACTACTGGAGCAGTTGTGGTTTCTGTTGTCACATAGTTGTAGTTGATACCATTGATAGCTTCAGACAAGAAGTTGGTATACTGTGGAAGAGTCAATGTCGATGTACTTACGCCACTGAATGCAATATTGATAAGTGCAGTAGCACCAATTGCAGAAAGTGGAACATAATTCATGAGTTTTGCGTGTGAGATGACCGATGATCTTTGCAACGCAGAATCAAGAAACATTTCATTTGAAACCATGTTCAAATAGAAACTGTTGTACATTGTATTGTATGCAAGAACGTCCAGCAAAGTGGACATTGCTGAACCAGTGAAATTGTAATCTTTAAAGGTGTTCTGTGATTGCAGATAATTGATAAAATTCTGCTTGATACCCGAAAAATCTAAACTAGCGACTTGAATGTTGGTATTAGATGCCATTATCTGGACCTTTGAAGAAGAAGATTTACATTTGTTGCCTGTGTATTATTACCAATGTATACACTCAAAAATACACTAAACCCATTACCATCATTAGTTACTGTTACCTGTATTGTATTGATTGACACTCTTGGTTCAAAGTTAGTCAAAACATTTCTAATTTCATCTGCAATAATGCTTGCAGTAATTTGTGTTGCTGGTTCAAACAATAGTGCATTCAGATTAGAACCAACTGTTGGTTGAAATGGTCTTTCATAAAAGTTAGTCAATAACAGATTTCTTACGGAAGAAACGACTGCTTGGTCATCATAACGCAAAGCAACATCTCCACTGCCTGGCAGTTTATTGAATGTCAGGTCTAAATCTGAGTATATTTTCTGTAAATTTGCCATGTGATATTTATGAGTTTAGTTTAGCAACAAATGCTGGTGTCCCTATCACATTTTTAATTAAATAATTACTTGTTCCACCCATGTTGTTGAATTGCATCAAGAAACCATAATCTTGTGACACTTGTACTGAATTTTGATAGAAAGACCAATCTGCTGTTCGTCTGGTATCTAATATGGATGCAGTATTTGTACAATAGTTTGTGATGTTCACGATTTCTGAATTTGAAATATTGGGTATAGCATTAGCTGTCATTTCTGTTGCATAATATGTCAATTGTATGGTGTTAGCTTGCAGAATATCTGGTATGAATAGACTTGTAAAGCTACCGAGAATTGGTGTAGTATCTGTCAGTGTATTTGCACCATCAGTCTTTGAAATTGTCAGAAAGTTTTGCAATCCTATTGATGATGCTGTACTATAAGATGGAACATTTGGATTTGAAACAGTAGTAATACCTGAAATATTATCTGTATGTGACTTGAAACTATTCAAAGAGATGATGAGGTTGTTTCCTGCATTAGCTAATGATGCATAATTATTACTATTAGCCGATATTGCTGCATTCACAATTGTGATAGTAGAACTCAACATACTAGCTAAATTGCTTGCTGTTGGATTATACAGATAGTTTGTCTTTACAATACCTCCAGCCGCAAGGTCTGTTTTCAACCAATTGGAAACTGGAGGTGTACTGTTGGCTATAGTAGCCATTGTATTTGCTGCACCTGAACTTGGATTGGCAGCATTTCCAAAACGTTTAGTATCAAAATTGTAACCTAAGCGTGAATAAACTGTTGTCATAATATAATCCTAAGGAAGAGGCATCATTGGTATTGGTGTTGACGTTGGTCCAGTTGGAGCAATATGTATATGACTGTCAAAGACTGATCGGACCAAAGGTACGCCACCCATTGGGTCTAAAAGCATAGAACCATATGTCATCGTAGAACCGATAATTAGAGGAGAAATAACATCCATCGATGACATGATGGAACCAGGAGAAGCAATTGGTAAACCAGCAGAAACACCTCCCGTTAGTGTGACAAAACCCAATATACCTGCACTCATTCCTGTTGCTGCATCAACTCGACCAGTTGAAGTGATCTGATCAGCAGTGATTGATCCTTTTACCTCAACATCAGAATTCATCATTACATGATCACCTGCTTGAATGTTCAAACTTCCTGTTGCAGATGCGCCGGCAGAAATTGACATATCACCTAGACATGTAATACGGGCTAATCCTTCTATGGTTTGTGAGAAATTGCCTTTGATATGTTGTTCTACATTCCCATCAATTTCTTCAATTTTATCGCCTTTCACATTCAAATATGCGTCACCATATACAGTAATGTTAAGTTTCTTTGCTTTATTACCATCATCAATACCAATTTGAATATTGTTATCACCTAAAACAATATGATATCCATCACCAAAAATCTTATGCACCTCATCGCCGTTTGGATGCATCTCAATGAAAGTGTTTGATCTATGTTGAAGTCTGATTCTTTCGCGTGTTGGAGTGTCATCCATCTCAAGTGAATGACCTCCCTTTGTGTGTGCTATTACATTGTTGTATGGATAAATTGGTGGATAATCAGTGTTTGCTGCTGATTCTGGTTCTGTCCATGCAGTTACGAAACTTGGTTTATCTGACATTATATAATCCTAGGGCATTGGTGCTGGTTGTCCAGCATTGGCAATATAACTATTATTGTTTGATGACCAGCTACTTATAACATCTGATATACTATTTGCAGAAGTAGAATTTGGTGAACCTATTACATTGATAACACTACCAGGTAATGAATTATTTACACTTGATATTGATGATTGTAGTTGTGATATGTTTTGTGTAACAGAAGTTGAAAATTGTTGAGCAAGTATTTGTGCTTGACCAACTGTTTGATTCTGTAAGTTTGCGGGCAAAGTCTGTAATGAAGTTGCAATTGATTTGAATGAGTTTTGAAAATTTGCTAAACAATTTTGAAGTAGTTGTTTAATTTTATCAGGTAAACTTTTGATCCAATTGATTAATTGAATGATTTGTTGTGCAAGAAATACCCATGTCAATACATCTTCTACTTGTTGTGCTGCCCATTTTATCCAATAATTTATCTCTCTCAAGTATTTTTTTGCAATTGTTATATTTAAAGAAAATTGCCCTGATGGATCAAAACTTAATGCCGTAATAATTGTATTGATTACGGCTCTCAATTCTTTCATCGCAGCCTGTGTTAATTGAGCGAGTTTAGCGGCCGCAGCCAGTTTTGCATTAGAGATTGCTTGCATCAACGCTGCATCTGGTAAAACAAAACCACCCAAATCAAAGTTGACACCAAAAATAAACTTGAAATCACAAACGTGTGATAGTTGACCATTCATTGCATTGATAGCTGAACCTGGAAGATAACCTCTAGATAATTGTGAGGTTGTTTGTACGCCAGGTTTATCAAATAGTGCTGAATAAGGTGAACCAGGTGGAAATACCGCTACAATCGACCCATTAATTATTTCAGTGTTAGCCAAATTGACTGAATTGACAGTAATTCCTGTAGTTAATGAGTTTGATGATGGCATTGTATAACCTATTGTGTTTTAGAAAAGAATGCAGGTATTCTTCCTAGCATCATTGGAAATTGTCCACTTTCTCCGTCCATAAAGAAACCTAGTACCCATTCTTTTAATTCTGGTGGAGAGAAACTATTTGGATTATTTAGTGGGTAAACCGCTTGCGCCCAAGGTAGTTCTACATCAGGTATCGTATCTGCGTGCCAGCCAAAAATTCTTACCTGACAACGACCAATGCCCAATGAATCAGCATTGTTGACAACTTCACCTACCCACCATACAAAACCATTAAGCCCTGCAAAATTATTTACTGTTTTCATGATTATTCTATCGCTTTTGTCCAACTACCTTTACCGTTAGGGTTAGCAACATAAGGTGAAGTTGCACTCTCTTTTGCTATTTCCATCACTGTTCTATATTGACTCTGATCTATCAAATGTCTGACTGCTGTTATTAGGTATTTGCCTGAATAATAAGCATTTGGTGCTTTATTGTTTGGGCTATTGGAAAGTAGATCAAAATTTATAACCTTACCTACAGCTAAACCAGGATCACCAGGCACAGATATTCTAATTCTAGTATAATTCAACAAAGATAATTGTGCAGTTCTATAAGGAATATAGGTCTCTGCATAAATGTTTGGTGCAATAGAAGGATAATGAGTATTTTTGTCTGGATTTAACGCAGCCGAAAGTGCTGAAGCATTTGATGGGTCATGTTCATCAAAATTTGAAAACACCAATTTCAATGTAGCAGCACTACTTTGATTTAATTGATCACCATTTCTGTTGATATAATTATTAATTATAGGATATTTGTTTAGGCTTGCTGAATTATTCTTATATTTGAAATAATCAAAATCAGTTTGTTTAACTTTTCTTGTGAGAACATCCACAGAAATCAATTTGTTTGCAAATACACCTGCTGAAACACCCTTTAATGTATCAAAAGATTCCAAAAATTCATAAGTTATTGCATTGGTGAGTTCTTCTGAAAGATTTTGTCGAGTTGCAGGATAAATGTTTTTTGGATCATAATGATATGTGTTGTATACATTTGGATTTGATATTAAATTCTGTAATGATTTGAAATGAAAACCATCTCTATTCTCATAAAAAACCATATCCGCACTTTGATATTCAATTTTTGGTTGAGCGTATGTAGATAACCAATTTATAGCATCAAAAGGTTTCAAACCCGGTACAACAAAACTATATAAACCTTTTGTGTCATCAAAATCCAATTTCTTTGAAATTTTAAGATTTTTTAATCCATCACCTCCTGTTCCGTTTCCATTTTTTCCACATATATCAAGTATGATATCTTTTATACTTGTGTTAAAGTATGATTTTGATATTTTATATTGTTCTGAAATGAAAAGTTCTTCTGAACAGAAATGTAACCTATATGCTTCACCATACATATTTTCAGATAGTTTTCTATCATCAATCTTGTATATCCTAAACCAACCGGAAATTTGATTATTTCCTGTGCCGTCTTTGTCAAATGAGATATACAAGAACTCACTTCCAGTTAAACTGAGTGATTCAACATAACCTTGCCCTTCAGTCACCATGACATAACCTGAAACTACATTATTGAACAGGTCTTCCTGCAATGATATTTCATTCATGATATATTTTATATCAATTACACCTGTTGATGTAAGGATAAAAAGATTTTTGAGATTAAAATCTCTTGGAAAACGTATACCGGCCATATTAAATATTCAACAATGAAGTTAATTGACTTTCAATTTGTGGGGCATATGAAACATTCAACAGATTGATATTGCGTTTTGATTCATTCATTTCAACCTCATAGTCATATATACTTTGTGTGTAAGCACTTACTGTTACAGTACAAATTGCACCTGAAGGGAACGAATATGTATTTGTTCCTTGAACAACTGAATTGTACGCTGTCTGATCGATGTAATAGATATTCATTGTTGATTCCAGTGAGGTACTATCAACAGTTGTGACACTTTTGACATAATTCTGTATTGTCAATTGTGTGTATGCAAATACCTGTGCTAATGTAGGGGTTGCGGTGCTATAATATGTACCAGCAGCAGATGAATATTTGTCATAAAGATAATCATTAAACAGATTAGAATTCATTGGCCAGTCAGCAGCATTGTCAAATAACTGATTGCTATACATCGTCAACCAAAATCTACTGGTGTCTGTGTAATATTTTTGTGCAATTATGTCTGGTGTATCACCATCTTTGATATTGTAAGAATAAAATAAACGAACATCATTCAAAAGAGTTGGAATAATATCAACTCGCTCTAGAATATTTGTCACTACAATCGAATTACCATTATAATCTGTTGTTGTTATCAATGGAAATTGACTAAAATATAACATTATCTTAATCCGCCAATATCAGTGTTGTAAGTATCTGAACCAGAATTTGTGGTTTTAATTCCACCATACAATTTATCTTTTGTAATAATTTCTGTCTCTCTAAACGACAGATTGAGTTGAGTTTGCACCGGTGAACCGTCATTATGTGCTGCGAATCCATTTGGTGAAAAGTTCACATCTATATCTGTTAATACACAATCACCATATCTAGGTAAAAAAATATTTTCTTGTCCATTGATCATGAATTCAATATTAAAGAAAGATGGAGGAATAAAAAACAGTCCATTTTGACTATTTTCTGCTGATAAAACTTGTGGAGCAAAATGATATTTGAATGTGTTTATTATTTGTAAAACATCTTGCGCTTCACTTGCACTTTTAGGGGTAAAAACAAATGTCAATTGAAAACTTCTAAAATCAACACCTCGATATAACATTTGAATTTGTGGATTAATTGCAAAACCTTGTGATTGTAAGACGGCACTTGCAAAACTGTCACTAACTCCAGGTAAAGCTGCGGCACCTTTGGCAATACCTGCTGCTTTTAACGCTGATATCATCGATGCTGAATTCTTTCCAGTAGCAGAATCCATTACGGTAGATGCGTATTGGATACCTTTGATAGCGCCACCCATATCATTTGTCAAACTTAGCTGATCATATGATGCATTATATTTTGCATCTAGCGTATCGGGCATATATAAACAAATAACGGCCTCTGAATTATTTGTTGGTGGATTTGCTGAAAATGCGCCTGTTGACAATTGAAAAGCATTTGATAAAGTACCAACTATAGTAGAAGGACCTTGTTTTATTGTTTTAATCCAAAATTTGACATAATGATTTTTTGTGTCACTACCTAAATCATCAGGATACTTTAACAAAGTAATATTTTTTGAAGATTCTAATGTAGACAGTGGATTATTACGTCCTTCTGGATCAGACGATATATTAGATATTTGTACAGGTGGCATTTTTTGTCCTAGAACTGTTTTACTTACTATTTATGGCATATTCTGGAAAGTTTACTCCCAAAAATCCAAAGAAGTATGTGGGTGATCCCACTAACATTATTTACCGTTCTTCATGGGAATGCAAGGTTATGTCTTGGCTCGACCGCAATCCTGATATTGTTTCATGGGCATCAGAAGAATTGACTATACCATATATATCTCCTGTTGATGGGCGCTACCATCGTTACTTCCCAGATTTCCTGGTCAAGGTTAAGAACAAAGATGGCAACATGAAGACACTTCTGATTGAGATAAAACCTAAAAAACAGACAACAGAACCCGTAAAAAAGAAACGTGTCACTAAACAATACATCAATGAAGTGACTACTTGGGGTGTCAACCAAGCGAAATGGAAGGCTGCTGAAGAGTATTCTGCTGATCGTGGTTGGGAGTTTATGGTACTTACAGAAGATCATTTAGGACTCAAATAAATAGTACATGGCTACCGAATCTAAACTTACCAAAATTGCAGAAGAAAGAAAATCGACAGGGTTCAAAACCATGTCGAAAGACTCTATTTCTTGGCTCAAAGACAAGATTGAAGAGGTCAAAAGACCTACTTCCATAATCAAGAGCATGAACAAAGAACTGATGCGTCAGGAATTTGTTCCTAATATTGGTATGTTGTATTGCTTCTACTATGATCCAAAAACAAAGGCTGAGTTGCCATATTGGGATATATTTCCAATTGTTTTGATTCTTGAAAAGTATAATGATGGTTTCTTGGGGCTGAATCTGCATTACTTACCAATCAATTATCGAACTGCATTTTTGTCCAAACTGATGAAGTTTGCACAGATGACAAAAGATAATGATATCAAGAGAATGCGTATCTCGTATGAGATTCTTGCTGCAACCAAACGATATGCAGAGTTCAAACCTTGCTTGAAAAGATACCTACATACACACCTAAGGTCAAGATTGCTCAAAGTGCAACCAAATGAATGGGATACTGCAATAATGTTACCTCTACAGCAGTTCAGAGGTGCAAGAGCAACAACTGTTTGGAAAGATTCGGTACAAGAGTATAAAGACCACATGGCACATTTCAAAAGGGATGAAGAGTAATGCCATCAATAAGAAATTTCTTGGATTCATTCTCACAGAGTGAAGTTGCTAGAAGCAATAGGTTTGATGTTAATATTATTGTTCCTCCTGGTTTATTACAATATAAAAGTCAACTTAATGGTGGGCTGACGCTTCGTTGTGAGAATGCCAATCTTCCTGGAAGAACATTTGGTACAGTAGATCAAAAGTTTGGATCAAATCCAACTCAAAAGTTCCCAATGCACGCCTCATATGAAGACATAACATTTTCTTTTATTATTTCTGGAGATATGCAAGAAAGAACTTTCTTTGATATTTGGATGGAATTTATCAATCCAACAAAAACTTTTGATTTTGCTTATAAACAAGATTATAGTTCTACAATAATAGTATATCAATATGATCAATATGATAAAATGACATATTCTGTATCTTTGTATAATGCATATCCAATTTCAATTAATCAGATGGATTTAGATTGGAGTACAGATACACCACATAAACTTAGTGTTGTTTTTGCATATGATTATTGGCAACTTCAAGGTATTGAGAATTTGTATGGTGATCTTAATTATGCAAAATTAACACAATCAGGTTTTCAAGCTAGTAGTGGAACATTATCAACCGGTAGATTAGGTCCATTAGCAACGGTTACACAATCTATTGCTGTTGCACCAACGCCAGCACCAGTACCACCGGCACCACAGCCAGTAAGAAATAGACAAGTATCAGTTGGTTCTACCGGTACAACACAAACTAATGTATCAAATGAAAAAGATCAAAATAAAAAAGTATATGCAGAAACACCAGGAGGAGCTTTTATAGGTGGATCTAGTATTAGATGAACATAAAATTGATATATTTTTATTTGAATAATAATTAAGGAGATATAATGGCATTACCAAAAATTGATGCTCCAGTTTACGAACTGGATTTACCTTTGTCAAAGAAACATATTAGATTTCGACCATTCTTGGTTAAAGAACAAAGAAATTTATTGATGGCTATGGAATCTGAAGATAAAGATACAATGGAGAAAAATATCAAACAGATTCTCCATAATTGTACCTTGACAGAAAATATTGACATAGAAAAGTTGCCGATACTTGATGTTGAGTTTTATTTTCTAAATCTTCGCGCAAGGTCTGTTGGAGAAATTGTTGTCAACAAATATCGATGTGAAAATATTGTTGATGAAAAAGTATGTAATGCATTAATGGAAACACAAGTAAATCTTTTAGAATTGAAAGTTGAGTTTGATCCTAATACCAAAGACCTTATTCAATTGAATGACAAGATTTATATCAAACTGAACTACCCTGAGTATTCAATTGTCAGCAAAATGAATAAATTTGACAATTCAACTGACATGGCTTTTGAAATGATTTTAGATAGTGTTGAATATGTTTTTGATGGAGAACAGTATTATTATGCAAGAGAAACACCTAGAAATGAATTAATTGAATTTATAGATTCATTGAATCAAGAACAGTTCTCCATGATTGAAGAATTTTTTAATAATATGCCTAAATTGAGAAAGAATCTTGATATGAATTGCAGTAAATGTGGTTTTCATCATCATATTGAAATAGAAGGCCTTGAAGATTTTTTCGATTAACATTTCGTCATGACACATTAAGAAATTATTACACGACAAACTTTGCATTGATACAACACCATAAGTATAGTTTGTCAGAACTTGAGGCTATGCTCCCTTGGGAGAGAGACATTTACGTTACAATGCTTACGCAGTATATTGAAGAAGAAAACGAAAAACTTAAGCAGAAACAAAACAGTAGATGAGCCAATTAGGAGTTTTATTAGGTGGTGGTTACCAGGAACCTTCTGTTAAACAGAAGGAGGTTCCTGCTATTCTGAAACCACGCAAGAGAGAAATATCTCCAGAACTAATAAAATCGATAGAGTCTTTTAAGAAGAAATTTGAAGCAGATCGAGTATCCAAATTTATGGGTGATCCTTCTGTATCTAATACAGTAGAAACTCTTGCCGGCAAAGATTCTATTAAAACTAAAAAAGAATCTCCTTCTGTAAGTCCTATACTAACTTCTTCTAAAAAAATTGGAAAAATTGATACTGCCAAATACACAGCAATCAATGAAGATGGTATTACTCGCATAATGAAAAATGACGGTGCAGCAAATATCTTAGCCAAGATGATCAATACCATGAAGCGACATCACCGTTATATGATAGAACAACGTGAAATAGAAAGTAATTTCAAAGAAGAGCAACATGAGAAAGAAAAAAGAGAGTTGGAGCATATGCTCCAACAACTCAAAAGTAAAGAAAAAGGTCCTGTTAGATTAGAAAAAGGTCCTGTTAGATTAGAAAAAGGTCCTGTTAGATTAGAAGAAGGTGGTTTAGAAATTCAAAAGGTGTCAGGCGGAAAAAAAGAACCATATCGTAGAAAACAGAAAAAACAAAGTAATTTAATAAGAAGAATTTGGAATTTCATAGAAAAACGCCCTGAAATATCTGGTATTGGTATAGGTTTAGGAAAAAATGCTTTTTCTGATATGTACAAATCTCTAAATGAACAACTTAATAAAATAGAACTTTACTTTAATCTTAAACCCATAACAGCATCTAAACCTTTTACTGGAACAAATAAAGAATATCTCGATCAGACATATCAAATTTTGTTGAAAGAAGCTAAAAAACAAGGCTTAAAAAATCCAGAAGTCATTGCACAATTGGGTGCGGCTCAGTCAGCACTTGAGACTGGTTATGGTAAACATATTGCACCAGGTAGTAACAATTATTTTGGCATAAAAGATTTTTCTGGTGGAGGTGTATCTGCTCAAACAGAAGAAGTTGTTAACGGTAAAAGAGTTGTTGTAAGAGATAGATTTAGAAAATATGGAAGTATGGAAGAATCTGCTGCTGATTATATTGCTTTCTTACAGGAAAATTCTCGTTATAGACAAGTATTGAAATCTCAAACAATCGAAGAGGCTATTGCTCGACAAGCCCGTAGCGGTTATGCATCTGCATCTCCAGAACAGTATGAATCTTCTCTACGTTCTATTATTTCTAGAATGGCGACTACCTCGACACAACAATCAAATAATAATAAAGAATATCTCGATCAGACATATCAAATTTTGTTGAAAGAAGCTAAAAAACAAGGCTTAAAAAATCCAGAAGTAATTGCACAATTAGGTGCGGATCAGTCAGCACTTGAGACTGGTTATGGTAAACATATTGCACCAGGTAGTAACAATTATTTTGGCATAACAGAAGAAGTTGTTAATGGTAAAAGAGTTGTTGTAAGAGATAGATTTAGAAAATATGGAAGTATGGAAGAATCTGCTGCTGATTACATTGCTTTCTTACAGAAAAATCCTCGTTACCGTAGCGGTTATGCAACTGCATCTCCAGAACAGTATGAATCTTCTTTACGTTCTATTATTTCTAGAATGGCGGCTACCTCGACACAACAATCAAATGCCTTAACTACAGATTTATCTAGATTATCTCAACAAAATATGGAACAGACACAAAGATTTAATGAAGCTGGACTTTTTAGTGCAATTATTGATGAATCGAGAAAGATTTATAACACAATAACTCATAGATCAATCAATATTACTCAAGAACCTGCAAAATCAGATGTGCCAGCCATAATCGAACATCACTAAGAGAAAAATAATGGAAAAAGACCGTTCGATAGAATATTCAAGAGCAAATAGAATAAACAATTCTTCTTTGAAATCTTTGATAGGAAATAATTATATGAATGATAGGGGTATTGTTGGTTCTGTAACAAAAGCTATTTCCGATAAAACTGCGGCTAAAGCTACTCGTATAAAAGAAACACTTGATCCACTCAATATTATTAGTTCTTTACCTATTTTTGGTAACATATTGGCGTATGGTTTAGGTAAAGCAATGAATAGAAGTCAAAGAGATTTATATTATTTTACTGGAAGAGGAAAACCAAGAAAGCAACGTGAGAAGAAGGAAAGTGTAACAGAAGAAACGAAAAAGAAAACACCATCTCTTGGTAGGGTTATAGGTGGTTTAGATACTGCTTCATATACCTCAGTCTCTGAAGGTAACCAACAGAAATTCAGAAGAGGTGATGGTCTTGCAAATTTGTTGGCTCGCCAATTGAATTTGATGAAAGCATACAACGAAGAAGAAAAAAAGTGGCGAAAACAAGAAATTAAAGCACAAAAAATTCGTGATAATGAGAGAATGGAATGGAATAAAAAGATATTATCTGCCGCAGGTATATCTTTTGCTGGTGGTCCAAATGAAAAAGAAGAAGAAGATGATGATGATAGTATTCTTGGTGACATATTATCAGCAGCCGGAGCCGCAGCAATAATTAAAAAAATGTTGGGCTGGGCTAAAAAATTATCTAGAAAAATAAGAAGATCCATATTTGGTCCATCAAAAAGAGAATTAGCTGAAGAAGATGAAAGAAGACGTACTACAACTCAAGAAGAGGAAAAACGTAGAGCCACTACTGCAAATGAAGAACAGCGTCGGAGTACAGTAACCGAAGAAGATGAAAGAAGACGTACTACAACTCAAGAAGATGAAAGAAGACGTACTACAACTCAAGAAGAGGAAAACCGTAGAACCACTACTGCAAATGAAGAACCGCGTCGAAGTGCAGTAACCGAAGATGAAGAAGAAAAAAAGAAAAAAACATATAAAAAAATAACTTCTCCTTCTAAAGAACCTACTGAAATAAAAGTCAAATTAACCGCTGAAGGTAAATTTGATGAGAAGGCATATAGAACTGAAAGAATGCGTGAAATGGTTTCTAGAAATGAATCATTGCGCCAAGATCAAAGATTAGGCCAAAAGAGAAGAATAGAAATAATTGATAAAGAAGTTCGTGATATTAAAAAGAACTTCAGTGAAGTTAAACAAAATGCTGTTCAAATGACACCAGAAGAAAAAAGAATAGCAAAACAAGAAGATGTTAGAAGAAGAATAATTGAACAAGAGAGGGGTGCAAGACCAGAACTTTCAGGTAAATCTGTTGCTGAAGCAAGAGCATCTGTTCAGAGTAAAGTCGATAATGCACCGAATGTTAGACCAGAAAAACCTGTAATGCCTACACCGGTTACTGAAGGTGAACCTGCTTCCAAAACTGGTATTGAACCCGAAAAAATGGCAGCCAAATTTGCAACAAAAGTGTTATTAAAATCACTCATTCAGGATATACCTGTTGCTGGTCAACTTTTAACATTAGGTTTTTCTGGATATAGAGCAGTACAAGGTGATTATAGTGGTGCGCTATTGGAATTAGGTGGGTTAATACCAGTTTTAAATACGGCAAGCAACCTAGCCCTTATGGTACATGATTCAGTAAAATCACTTCCTGAACAAAAAACAGAAGATGATGCCAGACCAAGGGGTAATAAACCAGATTTACCACCTGCATTTTTGCCACCAGGAGAAAGACCTTCTGCAACACCAATGCCTGCTACACCAAATCCAGTAACACAAAAGGCTGTGCAAGAGATAAGAAGAAATCAAGACGAAAAAAGGAATGCAGCAGCAAGACCCACATTGGGTGTTATTGATAATTCACAGTCGCAAACCAATGTCATGAAAGGTAAAGATAATGTTTCTTATGGTGGAAGTTTCAATGTCCGCAATAAAGAAAGCACCTTTGCTTGGGTTTCAAAAATGAGTACCCGTCAGGTATAAAAAAAAGACCCGCATTGCGCGGGTCTTGAATACCAAATATCTAGTATTGGTTAGTCGGCTTCAGCCAACTTAGAGAAGTAAGACAGATCATCCTCATCTTCACTAGAAGCGATACTAACTTCAGCCTTGGGCTTTCGTGCTTCTTCACGGGCCGTCTCACGGATAGTCTCCACCGTAGTCTTGGGAGCAGGTGTTTCACCATTTAGACCAAGAGCCTTTTCAAGGCGACCTTTCAGTTCATCATAAGTCTTGAATTCCTTATCAGAGATAAGTTCCTTCAATGAGAATTCTGCATTGAAAACCTTTTCCATCTTTGCATCATCATTGAAAAGAGGAGCAGGATCTTCAAACTCCGAACGGTCATAGTTTTGATAACCTTCGACCTTACGAATCTTGATCTTGAAGTTAGCACCGTTCCACAGATCAAACGGATTGATGGGCTTTTCATCATCAAATTGAGGATTCATTGCTTCAGTGATCTTGTCGAAAATCTTTGCACCGAAACGGAACAGTTTGACCTGCCCTTCATTTTCGGGATGCTTTGGATCAGAAACAATATACACATTGGCGATATAGTTCAGCTTACGCTTTTGTTCACGGACAATCGCCTTGTTAGCCTCGATGCCAGAATTCCACAGTTTGTTGTTATGCTCACAAACAGGGCATTGCTGGTTACGGGTAGTAAGGCAGTTGTCAATCAGCCAACCACCAGGTCCCTTGAAACCGTGCTTGAAAGTCTTGATCCAAGGAAGTGAATCATCACCATCAATACCAGGTGCAGGGAGAAAACGAATCGTAGCCATACCATTTCCAGCCTTGTCTACTTCAGGCTTCCAGAAATTGTCTTTGCTATCGGATGCTTCGGTGTTTTGGAGGGAGGTAATTGCTTTGGCGAGTGCATCGAAATTACCAGATTGACGCTTGAGATTTGCAAATGAAGACATAATTTTTCCTTATTAACGGATTATAAACGGATTATTAACGGAATGTATCACAAACTACTCATAATCAACTACAGTGTATATACTACACTACTATTTAGCCTGTGTCAAGAACTTTATAACCAGGCTAAAATCTTTTTGAAACCTGTGATCAGCACCATCGACAATAGTATATGGTGCACCAACTGCATGACACCTTGCAACTGACATAGTGTGATCGATTACATCATCATGCCTTGCAAAGAAGTATACATTGTTCTTGCTTATTGATGCATCTTCATACTTGTCGAGGATTTCTTGAGGAATACCATACCTTGCAAGAGAAAATTTGGGGCTCATGCAAGGATTGATAATGACTGCACCTGCACCATATGTTTCTGCAAGACGGGTTGCTGTCCAACCACCAAGGGATGTACCAACAAAAACAAGTTCGATATCTTCATGCAGACGGTCGATAAGGAGCATATCCACTTGATCTGTGATGTACTGATATGCTACATCAGGGTCAATGTCAGCATCAAATGAGTATGCATCCAAACCTGCATCCTTGAGCATTTGCAGCTTGTCAGAGTTAGCAGATGAAGCATATCCGTGGCAGTAGATGACAACTTTATTCATAAAATCCTCCAATCACAGTTACATTATAACACACGTTCGGCTACTTGTCAATCTTCTTTTGGGTGACCCATCATGATCTTGGTATGCATATGCCCACCAATTTCTCTTTCATAATGTTCACCATCTTCGTGGGGCTTGACCTGTTTGTTCAATAACTTACCTGCTTTGTTTGATGGAATAACTGGCACACCAATCTTCTTCTTCAGATGTTCAGCAGCACCAGAGAATTCACCCCATGCTCTCTTTTGTTCATGGTCTTCTAGGGTTGTTTTTCTCCAATCCTTCTTACCTTGTTCTGAGCCATCTGTTCCTGAACCAATAGACTTTCTTCCATGCTGTTTCTTGTATAGATTGACTGCGCTGATCTTGCCATTGCGGCGAACAGCCTTGATTGCAGCATGAGAAATGTCATGATGGATAGCATCCGATTCTTCTTTTGAACCGGATTTTTTTCCACCATAACCACCAATGTTTGCATACGATTTGTGCAAGATATCATGGATTTCCTGACGATGCTGTTCACGAAACTTCTCATGATTTGGATTGATACCAATGGACAGAACTCTTTCCAAAAGTAAATCTTCGTTCAGGAACGATTTAAAGGTATGCATTGGTATCTTCCAGTAAATAATGAATATTTATCCGTAAAGAATACTGTCTAGCATAGCGATAGTAGTCAATGCATCTTTGTGGTGAATTGCAATACCACCAGCCTTGCGCCAGTCATCAATGACCGATTCTGTATCATCAATAATGATGGATTGTGGATCTGCCCACATCTTCTTTTTTGATTTACCCGGAGTAAAATTACGCGGATAAAAAATAGAATGCTTGTCTAACCAAAAACCCTTTTGCCTGCACAGTTCTGCATGGCTGTCTTCCCTTGCAGTAGAAGAAAGAATCTCTACTGGGCAATGTATTGTCATCAGATGAGACAGGAGAAGAGGTGCATCAGGCATCATTTCCAAAGTTGCAAAGTTCTTACCTTTGATGAATTCTGCAAAGTTTTTACCAAACTCCTTTGAGTTGGTGTGTCTCTCAGGAAAATTACCAAAGAGTTCCCTGTATCTCTTTGCAAAGTTACAGATTACACCATCCATGTCTAGAAAAATTGTATAGTTACGCATATGACACTGCTTCCTTGAGAATGTTCTTGAATTTTGGTTTATCGTAGACCATAAATGGTGTATACTTTTCAACTTTCATACACCAGTTTGGCCAAATAATATCATCATTGATCTTTTTATTCCACATGGGAAAAAACTTCATCAGATCATTCAGTATTGCCAGTGTTTCTATTGCAACATCACCTGCCATCGTCTTGTGCAACAATACAGGATACTGCCCATCGACAACCTTCAACATGGCTTCAGGATCATCTTCAATCAAGTCTTCCAGATCACTCTTGAATTTATATGTCAATGATTGGTTCACCTTCTGCCATTTCATGTAACAGGCTTCACCTTCGGTTGTCATAATATCACCAATCCATTTTGCATCTTGATATACAAAGTTCGACACATAGTAATTCTTCAGTTCATCCATAGAATACTTCCGAGAAAGTTTGTAGAAACTATACTTTCCCTTGTTCTTCATGAACATATCCTGAGTTACATTTGTCTTGGCATTATACTTGAAGTAATTATAGGACTTTGTGGTGAAATGCAATTTGATGGCATTGAATAGTGCAAAAGCACCAAATCCAGTTCCGTCACTCATAGCGGCAGCTTAGATGTTTTCTTCAATAGGTTGATAGACTGGGCTTCTTCACGAATACGGGCTTTGAGTTTTGTGGTAATCAGTGTTGCTGCTACTTCGATCTCAATACCCGTATCTTCACAATACTGGACGATTGCTTCCATACAATGTACATTCTGTTCATCCGCAAGTCTTTCTATCAGATGACTGAATTCAGTAATTTCATCACGGCTAGGCATAATATAACCTCAAAAAATTATATAATAGCAAACAAAATGCAAAATGTCAAGTTCTGAATTCAGAGTAAAAAATATGATTTCCAATTTGTGTAACTTTTTTTAATTTCCAGTTAGGGTTAATTTTATTGTTGTGATAAAATAAAGCATTCTTTCTGTATAATCCAATATGCGTGTAACCATCCATTGCCTTTTTGGCAACGTACATAGATTCTTCCCATGCATACTGATCTGTGATTTTTCTATTCTTCATGCCAGTCCATGAGAACTGATATGTTTTACCATTATTCTGGTAGACTACTTCACAAACAGTTTTAGGAAATCTAGGATCATTAAGGCGATTCAATACGACCTGAGAGACTGCGCTCTTACCTTCAAAAGATTCATATGCTGCTTCATGGTAGATATTCTTTGCCATGCAGTAGATTTCTTTATTCAATTCAGGTGAATAATTCAGTGGATCATTATTCAAGAACATACCAAACAAATAACAAACAGTGAAGGTAAATGCAGTGAATATAGGTTTCTGCATTGTTTTCTCTTGTAGTTAAAGAAGGTGGCCGTTTTCAAAGAAGAAACGGCCAAACTTATCTACATGATCAGAAGCTATACTTCAGACCAGCAGCAACGACATTCCCACGGAGATTACCGTGATTTTGAATGTCTATATTATGCATCACAGTTCCAACAACCGAAACGCTCTTGGTGATAGGATATGCAACAGCAAGACCACCACCTGCAACAAATCCATCAACACCGTGTTCCATATTAACCTTGGTAACACTCACGCGGGGACCAATGGTAAATGCACCAAATCGAAAATCTTTACCAACACTGGCACTATAAGTACGATAAAGATCCTTGGCATAACCAAGTTCACCTGCAACTGCAAGACCTGCAACTTCTGTGCCCACAGCAACACCAGTAAAGTCCTTATGGAAAGCATTATCATGCCCAGCGAGTACAGAAATATCTGCACCAAAGGCAACTGAAGATGCGAACAACAGCGAAATACCAATCATAGACTTCTTCATAACAACTCCTTAAAGATTTAAGAAAATACCAGGTGATTGGGTAAAAAGGACACCTGGCGAAACCCCTTGAGATTAGGCCGCTAGGGCGTAAACCTCGTAATTAGATGCGTTTGCATTTAAGTTTTTTTACTTTTTACGACTATCTGTGTCGGGTTGTCCACTCTGTTACTTATTGCCCAATCGAAACCATGGCAGGCCCATCAACAAGAAACTTTGGAATATACGGGCAGTGGATCATACTAACAACATTACCATTTTCATCAAGGTTTACGATTGTTTCGTAATCTTTGATTTCATAGTATGTTCCTTTGTCGATCAACTCTTTATCATTATTCATAAATTTCCTCTTGGTGGACCTGGCGGGAATCGAACCCGCGTCTTGAACACCTTTCTCTTTGCTTCATACAACCATAAACAACATTGTACTGCAAATTTATTTAGTTGTCAAGTTCTTTTTATAATATTGTATTGCTTCTACCAAACCATCAACATGATCTTCAGTTTTTTCAATGAAGATCAATGGCGCATGATTTTCTACTGCCATCATTATGACTAGTTGGTTGATAGGAATTCCAATCATCTCCTGGTACATAATCGAATATGCAGTAGCTTGCCAGAAGTAATCCAAGATATCATCTCTCTGCTTGACTCTTTTAGAAGTCTTGAAGTCGATGACAGATAATACACCATTATATTCTGCAATACAGTCTACCCGACCTGCCATACCAAGAGTCTTTGACCAAAGGGCTTGTTCTTGATAATGAATATTGTTGATACCTGATTGAATCAGAGGCTTGATACCTAAAAACATTTCCATAGCGTCAGGCATTGCTTCACCACTCTTTTCATTATTCAGAAACTTCTCACAAAGAGTATGGACACCAGTACCTCGACTAGATGCTATTCTGGAAACTCTATTAGCCTCTTCTTCACCTACTCTTTTGCGCCATTCCATAATAGACTGTTTCTTCATGGCACCAAGAACAGTAGTTACTGAGGGTAACTTGGTGCCATCTTCAAGAGTGTAGTAACGCTTTCCATCAGGGAAAGTTTCAGACTTCAAATCATTTAGATTCTTTGGTGGGCAAAATGTGAACATAATATAGTCAGTTTAGAATTATGAAGGAATTGGTGCGTTCTCAGGAAGTGCAATAATTGATGAAGTTGATGGGTCATAATAGAATTTGTCTGCAACTACCGTATCTGCACAAGATACCCAAAATAGAGGTGGTGCAACTTCAAATGGTGTTGCAGATACCTCAGCAACTCTTTGCCCTATTTTCGTAAAAATTGGAATAGGAGATTTTTCAGAAGTGTTCCAAGAAGAAATATATCTAGCTTTTTCATTAGGTGAAATTAATGCATTCATTTTAATACTCCAATATAACTACACCGGGACCAGCTGGACTTGTTGCACCACTACCTGCAGAACCAACTACGATAGTTATAGTGTTACCATAACTTACTGTAAAAAATCCTATTGCAGTACCGCCAGCGCCACCACCACCGGCATAGAACCCACCTCCTCCGCTTCCTGCTCCATATGTCCCCGAAGAATCGCCCTGTCCGCCGCCGCCCCAATAGCTAGCACCACCGCTAGCCGCTGTAGCGTAAGCATATCCATTTCCGCCACTCAAATTAATAGTACCACCAGAAGCTGATCCTCCGGTATATGCTGCGGAG